GGCCTAACAAAGAAAACTTCAATAGAAGAATTTCCTCTTTGTACAAGAGCAACGAAAGGTAAAAAGATTTCTGGAACTAGAGATAATGATTCAATAATCAAATTTTTGACTATCAAAGAAGATTGTGATATAATAATTATAGAAAAGAAGAGAAGTATTAAAATTTCTTCTTCTGAACTTAGACTTCTCTCGCGTGAAGCTACAGGAGTTAAGTCTATAAAAATAGAAGATAATGAACAAGCAATTGATTTGGTGGTGGAGTAGAAAGAATGACACTTCAAGAAAAACAATCTTTAATAAAAGAAAGCAAAGAGGCGGCTATTGCCGCTCTCAATGCTTATTTAGATGCAGTTTATAATTTAACTGATGATTATTTTGACGAAGAAGGAAATCTTTTGGATTATCTTTCAGAAGACGAAAAGCTTGAAAATTTTGTTAAGAGTTTAAGAAGTAATACTAAAGATTACGAAAATGTTAGAGCAAAGCTTATCAATAATGACTTTAATTTATCACTCTTTGAAATTAATATAGTGATGTTAAGTTTTTATTATATTGATAACAGATGGAAAAGTCAAATTGAGCAATTGAAAATAGCAAGAAATGAGGCTCAAAAACTTATTCATTTATTAATAGATAATGAAGAATTAAAAATTTGACTTTTACAACCGAATGTATTATAATTAATGTAGAAAATAAAACAGTAATCTACTTCTAAGGAAAATAAAGAAAAAGAAAAGATGATGTTTTATTTGTAATAAAAATTTTAAAATTAATTATTTAAAGGAGGGCTATTATTATGGCTAAGACAAAGATGACAGAAGGAAGTAGAAAGGTATTTGAGTATCTCAAGGCTGCTGGTGCAGGTGTGAAGTTCACAACTAAGCAGGTATAGGAGGCTCTCGGTTTTGAGAAGGCTGGTTCTGTAACAGGTTCTGTAACAGGTCTCGTTAGAAAGGGCTTCGCTGAAAGATTTACTGAGTCTGTTACCGATGAAAGCGGCAAGACTACAGAGGTTAAGTATTTTGCTCTTACTGAGGCAGGCGCTAACTTCGATCCAGATGCTGACGTTGAGGACTAATTTTTAACGAGGGCGAACCAAAGTATTAATAAGCGGAGTTTAATCTCCGCTTAACTTTTATTTTAATTATTTAAAAAAATTAATTTTTTAATTTATATGTGGAGGAATTTTTAAATGTTGAATATTAAGCAGGTAGAAAGTAAGAATGAATGTTATATAAGCGGAGTATTGAATGAACTTGAAATTATTGAAGGCACCACTTCTGATGGTAGAGGTTATGTACGTGGAACAGCTAAGGTAAGAGTAGATTAGGAGCTTGGCGGCAAGGTATATGAAAACATAATCCCCGTAACAATGTTTTCTATGAAGCTTAAGAAAGATGGTAATCCTAATTAGGTTGCTGCAAGAATTCTTAGTTATAAGGATTCTCTTGTATCTCTCGCTGCTGCAGAAAATCCTTCTCAGGCTTCTAGAGTAACATTGAGTGGTAAGTCTTGTAATATAGTAGAAAATATGTGGTATGACCAGAAGACTGGTCAGGTTAGATCTGGATTCCAGATTGCTTGCAACTTCCTTAACCAGAAGAGAGATTCAGACAAGGAAAAGGCTTCTTTTGAACTTTCAGGTATAATTCTTGGAACTAAGCCTGAACTCGATAAGAACGAAGAAGAAACAGGTAGACTTATTATTAATTTTGGCTTGGTTGGTTACGACGGTAGGATTGATGTTATTGATCTAATTGCCAACGATACTGCAAGAGCTCACATAGAATCTAACTGGGAAAAGGGAGACACTGTTAATGTTGTGGGCGTTATTAATGTAACTCAGAAGACTGTAACATGGACAGAGGAACAGGGCTTCGGAGAGCCAATAGAAAGAACAAGAACCGAATCTAGGAGAGAACTTATTATAACAGGTGGTTCAGCGGGCGGATTGGAAGAGTCTTTGTCTTATGACGCTGATGATGTTAAGGCTTCTCTTGCAGAAAGAAAGAATAGAATGGAAAAGACAAAGGAAAAGGCGGTTGCAACTAAATCAAGTGCCGCTCCTAAAGCTGATAACTTTGGATTTTAATTAAATCCAAAGTTAGATTAAGGAGGGATTAAAATGGCTATTGATTTAATGGCACTAGAACCTCAGCATATTAGTAAGAACCTTAAAGGTAAATTTTTAATGGTTTATTCACAACCTGGGGCAGGAAAGACTTCTCTTGCGGCACAATTTGATAATGTATTGATTGCTGCTTTTGAAATTGGTACTAACGCTCTTAATAATGTTTATGTTCAGCCTGTTAAAACTTGGCAGGACTGGAAGTCTATGGTCGGACAGCTTTGCCGCAAGCAAGAACTCCAAGCTAGGTTCGAGACGATCGCTATTGACACTGCGGATGAAGCTTGGGAACTTTGTACAAAGTGGGTTTGTAATCAAAATGGCGTTGAACGTCTTGGCGATCTCCCATGGGGATCAGGATATGACATCGCCAAAAAAGAGTTCGCTCAGACCTTTAGAGATTTAGCTTATAGCGGCTATGGTTTAATTTTTATTTCTCATTCTACAGAGAAAACTTTTAAAAATGATAAGGGCGAAGAATATACTCAAATTGTTCCTGCTCTTCCTAATCGTCCATTCGAAATCATTAATAAAATGGTTGATATTATCGCTTATATTCGAGAGATAACAGTAGGAGAAGGAGAACAGTCTCAGAGAAAACGTTATATGTTCTTGCGAGATACCATTGGAGATAGATTTCTTGCTAAATCTCGTTATAAGTATATTGTTCCAAAAATAGAACTTACCTACAAAGGACTTGTAGATGCGATTTATGATGCGATAGACAAAGAAGTAAGTCATTCGGGTGGAGAAGCCACGGAAGCAGAAAATGACTACTATCATAAAAATTTTGACGAATTAATGGAGGAGGCAAGAGAATTATGGACTAAAGTTGTTAATGCCGATAAGGTAGAAACAGCTACTAAAATTCTCGCAGAAGAATTTGGAAAACCCACAAAGTTTTCTGAAATTATACCTTCTTAGGTAGACCAATTAAGTAAAGTCCTCTTCGATATTCGTGCAATACTTTAACTATTAAAGAGAGGATTTTATCCTCTCTTTTTTAATTAGGAGTTGAATTTATAATAATGAAAATACTTGATACAAATATATTGATGTCTTATCCAAATATTATAACAAAAGAAAAAGATATAATCATTCCAACAGATGTTTTAAAAGAACTTGATGGTCTTAAATCAAATGTAAATTCTGAAGTGGCTTTTCAAGCTCGCCGCGCCGCCATAGTAATATCAAAGCATTTTAAGACCTTGAAATTTAATGATGATTTAGAAGAAAC